GTAGCAGGAGCAACTTGGGATAACTTAGTTGGAAAACCAGGTGGAATTGTAAGTGGTTCAGTTCAGGTTGATATTACAGCAACTACCGGATTTAGTACATTTAGTAGTTCAATTGAAACAAGAATTCAAACAATAGACGGAGGAACTTATTAATAACAAACAGAAAGAATAAATAAAAATATATTATGGCATTACCTAATCAACCAACTTCATCGATTTTATTAAAACGCTCGGGTGTCGCAGGTTCAGTACCTACAACCACATCGTTAAAAGTAGGTGAAATAGCATTAAATACCTATGATGGTAAAGCGTTTTTACACAAATCAGGTTCAACTGATGAGGTAGTAGAAATCGTAGTTGCTGGAGCAAATGTAACCGGTTCAATTAGTTTGACTGGAGCAGTAACTGCATCGGCATTCAGAGGAGATGGTACATACTTAACAGGTGTTACCGCATCAATGAGACCCGATGACTTTGATTTCAACTCCGACCCGTTCGCAGGAACAATCGGATATATTCAAGGTAGTGGTTCTCTTTATAAAGTAGCAACTACAACAAGTTCAATTGATTTTAGATACAACGATGTAACAATCGCAACTATCACATCTGCACAAGGATTTAGTGGTTCTCTTTACGGAATTGGTGATGTATTAGCATTTAGTGGTTCAGTTGCAACTAGATTATTCAACTTAGAAATATCAGCATCATTTGGTCCAGATGCAGGAGAAATTTAATAAAGATTTATAAAAATATAAGTTAAACCCCTCTAAGTAGGGGTTTTTCTTTTTATAATATATTTATGTCAGTAGTATATACTACATTTTTGTTAGATAACTTTAAAGGATTAGACATATGTCATCAATTGTTCAACTCAAACGCTCTGCGTTATCGGGTAAGGTACCTGGTACAGGTTCACTTAATTTAGGAGAATTAGCATTAAATACTTACGATGGTAAGATATTTTTTAGACGCTCGGGTTCGACAGACACAATCCAAGAAGTATTAACAACAAATGTTTTAAACACCGGTTCCGTAACCATTACAGGAACATTGACGGCAGAGTCCATTGTAGGTTCAATATCAGCATCTAATGGTGTGGTGAGTGGTTCATCTCAAATAGTCGGAATACTCTCTTCATTAAACTCTTACACTGCTTCATACGCAACCACAGGTTCAAATCAATTCAAAGCAGACCAAAATATTACTGGTTCTTTAAGAGCAACTGGAACAGGTTCATTTGGTTCTTTAAAAGTTAACGATACTCTTACTATTAATCATGGTGAAGCAATAATTAGTGGGTCAGCATTAGTAACGGCCGACTTAACCATATTAGGAGCAGTTAATGCAAGACAATTCAATATTTCAATAATTTCATCATCTGTCCTTTTTGAAAGTGGTAGTTCTAGATTTGGTAATACATCCGATGATATACATTCATTTACAGGTTCAGTTCAAGTAACAGGAAGTGTAACTGCAACATCGTTTGTAGGAAATGGTAGTGGTTTAACGGATTTAGTGGTGGATTTAGGTACTGCACAATTAAATGATGTAGATGGTAACAATATTCCGGCTCGTTCATTTGCAGAATTGTTTGTAGCATGTGCAGTTGCAGAAATTGTAGATTTGGATTTTGGAATATAATGATATTTATAATAAACAGAAAAGATAATAAATGGCAACACTCATATTAAATAGTACAACAAGTCCAGTAACTACGGCGGGTCAATTAGAGTTTAATACTACTAAAAATACATTAGTAGTAGGAGATGGTATATCTGAAATTAATATGGCCACTACCGGTTCTAATACTTTTGTAGGAAACCAAACAATAACAGGTTCAATTAATATAACAGGAACTATAACTGCAAATGAATTTCATACAACATATGTAACTTCATCGGCAATGTTTACATCAGGTTCGACTAAATTCGGTAACGATGGAACTGACACACACCAATTTACGGGTAGTGTTGGAATATTAGGTTCGGTTACATTACCATCATTATCACCAAATGCAAATACAACAGTTGTAACATATGATGCGGCAACAAAAACAATAGGATATAATACAGTTGCAGGCCCACAAGGAACAACTGGAACACAAGGTACGCAAGGTACACAAGGAGTTCAAGGTTCACAAGGAGTTCAAGGTACCGATGGTTTACAAGGAACAACTGGAGCACAAGGTACACAGGGTGTACAAGGTATAATTGGTTCGCAAGGAGTTCAAGGTACCGATGGTTTACAAGGAACAACTGGAGCACAAGGTACAACGGGAGCACAGGGTACACAAGGTGTTCAAGGTACCGATGGTTTACAAGGAACAACGGGAGCACAAGGTATTCAAGGAGTTCAAGGATTGCAAGGTACACAAGGAGTTCAAGGTGTTCAGGGTATAATTGGAGTGCAAGGATTAGATGGTGCATACGCTGCACAAGGTATTCAAGGAACTGCGGGAACTATTGGAACAAATGGTGTTCAAGGTGTACAAGGATTAGATGGTGCATACGCTGCACAAGGTATTCAGGGTACAACTGGAGTACAAGGAACGCAAGGTGTACAAGGTTTAACTGGAACAGGAACACAAGGAACAACTGGAATACAAGGTACAGATGGTTCAAATGGTACACAAGGTACAGCAGGAGTGCAAGGAACAACTGGAGCACAGGGTATACAAGGTTTAACGGGAACAGGTACACAAGGTTCAACCGGAGCACAGGGTGTAGCGGGAACAGTTGCAGATTTACCACCGGGAGTAGTAAGTGGTTCATCACAATTAACAAGTTCATTTGAAACAACCGGTAGAGGTATTATAAGTGGTAGTTCACAAATAACCCTTAACTTACCAACGGGAGTAGTAAGTGCTTCTGCACAGGTTCTAATTACAGATTTAGATGGATATGCTAATTATAATGATAGTAAAATGGCTGACATTGGCCAAAAATTGTTTACATCATCTTTTAATGAATACACTGCAAGTCAATCAACTGGAAGTTTAGTAACATCCATTTCAAACTTAAATGACGCAACATCATCATACGAAACAAAAGGTAGAGGAATTATAAGTTCATCAGCACAATTAGAAAATGCAAATATAACTAATTTAACTATTACAAATTTAACAACAGTAAACCAAACGGCATCTGTTTTATTTAGTAGTGGTTCAAATAAATTTGGTGATTTTGGAAACGATACACATTCATTTACAGGTTCACTTCAATTAAGTGGTAGTTTTTTGGCGATAGTTCCAGAAGGTGATGGAAATAATACAAATATATTAGTAGCAGATTCAAATGGCAATGTAAAGAAAAGAAGTAATTTAAGTTTAACCGGTGCACAAGGTACATCGGGTTTGCAAGGAACAACTGGAACAACAGGCCCAAATGGCCCAACAGGTTTGCAAGGAACAACTGGTCCAAATGGCCCAACTGGTCCAAATGGCCCAACAGGTTTGCAAGGAACAACTGGAACAACAGGCCCAGCAGGCCCAACAGGTTTGCAAGGAACAACTGGAACAACAGGCCCAAATGGCCCAACAGGTTTGCAAGGAACAACAGGTACAACAGGCCCAGCAGGCCCAGCAGGCCCAGCAGGTGGAGTAGGCCCAGCAGGCCCAGCAGGTGGAGTAGGCCCAGCAGGCCCAGCAGGTGGAGTAGGCCCAGCAGGCCCAGCAGGCCCAGCAGGCCCCGTAGGTTTACAAGGTACAACAGGCCCAACAGGTGGTGCAGGCCCAGCAGGCCCAGCAGGCCCAGCAGGCCCAGCAGGCCCAGCTGGCCCAGCAGGCCCTCCAGGCCCAGCAGGTGGATTTACAACTAATTCAAATGCACAAGTTAATTCATTGGGTGTAGGTACTCCAGCAACTGCAACTGCAGGAGAAATCAGAGCAACAAATAATATTACTGCATACTATTCGGATAAGAGATTAAAGAAAGATATAGAAAATATTACAAATGCATTATCTAAATTAGATAAAATAAATGGTGTATTTTATACTCAAAACGAATTAGCCGAAACATTTGGATATAAAAATTATTCAAAACAAGTAGGTGTGATTGCACAAGAAATACAAGAAGTATTACCTGAAGCAGTTGCATTTGCACCATTTGATAGAGATGAAAATGATAATTCAAAATCAGGTGAAAACTATTTGACTGTTAGATACGAAAAAATAGTCCCACTTTTAATTGAGGCTATAAAAGAATTACAATTAGAAGTTGATATTATAAAAAAGAAAATATTATAATAATTTGGTTTTATCAAAAAAATATTGTATATTTATAAAATAAAATTTTAATAATATGAACATACAACCAATTTTTGATGTAGACCAAAGTATAGACCAAACTAATTACTATTGGTTTGAAAATTCACTATCAAACGATGAATTGATTTGGATAGATACATTGCAAAATAAATATCAATACGAAAAAGCAAATACTATTGGTAATCCAGATGATATATTAGGTAAATTTAGAAAATCATTAATTAAGTGGTTACCACATGATTCTAACACATATGTTCTTTATGATAAATTGAAAGATATGATGTCAGAAGCTAATAATTCAATTTGGAAATTTGATTTAGCAACTATAAGAGATTCAATACAATATACTGAATATTTAGAAGGTGGAGGACATTATGATTGGCATGTTGATATAGGACCTGGTAGTATAAATCATAGAAAAATAAGTTTAATAACACAATTATCAGATTCGGATGAATATGAAGGTGGTGATTTAGAAATATGGGCCGGTGGTGCACCCAAAAAAATACCAAAACAAAAGGGTACAACTGTTATATTTCCTTCTTTTTTAATGCATAGAGTAACTCCTATAACAAAAGGCCTTAGAAAAAGTTTAGTCCTTTGGGCGGGTGGTTCAAGTTATAAATAATATGCTATTACAACAATATAAACATTCATGGGATAAATCTAACGCAGTTGTTTTGGATAATTTATTAACTGAAGAAGCCGCTAATGAAATGTGGGAATATTACAATAGTCAACCAAATGATTATTGGGATTTAGCAATATATCCGGATAATAAAAAAGATTATAGTGAGGGTGGTTATCCATTATATAGATGTAAATCTGATGATAAAAGTATAGAAGAAAGAGTAAAATATACTAGAGAGTGTAATAGTAATGGTATATTTTCATATTTGTATAAAAGAACAGAAGATTTTCATCCAAATTTATCAATATTTGAAACTCCAGAATTTATTTCCGCTATTGAATTTATAACAGGTATACAAAATTTACAATTTGATTGGAAAAATACATTTATAACTTGTTATGAAGAAGGACATTTCAACGGCCCGCATACCGATGGAACAAATGGGAGATTAGCATTTGTATTTCATTTGTCAAAAGATTGGAAAGTGTGGGATGGTGGATTGTTTATAAGAATGGACAATGATTGGAAAACTGCAGATAAAATAATAGTTCCTGATTTTAATAAATTAGCTATGTTTAATGTATTTGGTGATGGATATGGTGCACCCCACTTAGTTAGTGAAGTTGCATTGGGTTGTAATAAAAAAAGAATTAGCTTTACAGGTTGGTATAAATAAAATTAATTATATTTAAAATGGTTATTGATAATTTTGCAAAAAAAGTTATAGAAGCGGGTGGCAATATCTACCCATTAGTATTTCCAACGGATAATAAAACTGCATTATTTAATCCATCAATTTTAATTCATAATGATGAAATACTGATTAATATTAGACATTGTCAATATACATTATATCATACTTCAGGTAAATTTGAAAGTCGTTACGGCCCATTATGTTATTTAAATCCTGAAAATGATATAAGTTTAACTACAACAAATTATTTAGCTAATTGGAAAGATGGTGAATTAATAAGTCCTACAAAAGTTGATACATCCAAATTAGATGTAGACCCTTTATGGGAGTTTGTAGGTTTAGAGGATGTAAGATTAGTTGAGTGGGATAATATTGTTTACCTTACAGGTGTTAGGAGAGATACAACGACTAACGGAGTAGGTAGAATGGAACTATCAGAGATTAAAGTTATAGATAATACAATAAAAGAAATAAACAGATTTAGAATACCAACTCCATTTAACAAAGATAGTTATTGTGAAAAAAATTGGATGCCTATTTTAGATATGCCATTTCATTATGTAAAGTGGTGTAATCCGGTAGAAATAGTTAAAGCAAACATAGGTGGAGATACAGAACAGGTATTTATGGGCGATAATATACTACCAATCGAAAAAGATATGAGAGGAGGAAGTCAGGTAATCACTATTGGTGAACATAGGATGTGTGTTATTCACGAAACGGATTATTGGAGAAATACACAGGATAATAAAGATGCAACATATCGACATAGAATAATTGTGTTTGACAAAAATTGGAATATAATTCATAGGACTGAGTCGTTTCATTTTATGACAGGCATGATTGAGTTTTGTTGTGGTATTGCAGAATATAAAGATAATATATTGATTACATTTGCATATTCAGACAACGCAGCATTCTTATTAGAAATCCCAAAAAATTATTTTTTAAAATTTGTTTATGAAGGAATTAAATAATTTTATAGAATCACCATATGATGATTTAGCAGCATTTAATTTAGCTAATTGGTATTATTGTAAAGAAGAATACGCCGCAGCATTATCTTTTTATTTAAGGGTGACCGAATGTAGCAAAAATGATTTATTGATTTACGAAAGTTTGTTGAAGTGTGGTTTATGTTTTGAAAAGCAAGATTGGAGAAAGACTTATGCAAAAGGAATGTATCTACATGCCATATCAATATTACCAATGAAAGCGGAGGGTCATTTCTTATTAAGTAGATTATATGAAAGAAATAAAGAGTGGCAAGAAAGTTATACTGCTGCAGAAATCGGCCTTTTAGTAAGTAATTTTGAAATGGATAGTCTTAAAAATGTAGAATATCCAGGTAAATGGGGATTTTTGTTTGAAAAAAGTATAGTAACTTGGCATATGGGTAGAACCGATGAAAGTATTAAATTATCAACACATCTATTAGAAAATGTTGAAATGAATGAAATGTATACGGAAAGTGTTAAGTCAAATATTATATGTATATGGGGAACTCTTAATTATACTAAACCTAACTACTATACAAAAGACCAAATAGATAAATTGAAATATAAGTTTGATGGTGTGGATAAAATTGACAAAAATCATTCACAAGCATTTCAGGATATGTTTGTCCTGATGGTATTAGATGGTAAAACGGAAGGTAAGTATTTGGAAATAGGTGCTAACAAACCATTCGAACATTCTAACACTTATCTATTAGAGGATAAGTTTAATTGGAAAGGTGTATCATTAGAAATAAACGGGTCGTTAGTGACTTGGTTTAATGGTAAAAGAAAAAACCCATGTTTACAAAGAGATGCAACTAAAGCAAATTACTTAGAAATATTAGATAGTCAAAATATGGGAACTGATTTTGATTATTTACAATTAGATTGTGAGCCTGCAAGAAATACATTTGAAGCATTACTACTTATTCCATTTGAAAAATATAGATTTGCAGTAATAACATATGAACATGATTGGTATATTGATGAAGATAAAACTATGAGAGATAAAAGTAGAAAGTATTTACAAATGATGGGATATGAATTAGTTGTTCCAAATATTTCAATAGATAAAGAAAATTGGTTTGAAGATTGGTGGATACATCCTAATTTAGTAGACCCAAAAATAATAGAGGTTTTAAAATCTTCAAAAGAAACAAACCCAGTCAACAAATATATTTTTGAAATCGAATAATCATATATTTATACAAAAGTAGATATTATGGCATTACCATCATCAGGAGAAATATCATTTGCAAATATAAATACAGAATTAGGAAGAAGTTCTACCTTAACAATTGGTATCAACGAAGCAGAAGCTGGTAGTTATGGTGCAATCAATCAAGCAAGTGCACAAAAACCAAACGGGTCAACTCCAAATGCAATAAATGAATGGTATAGTTATGACCATACTGCGGTATCAAATACATTTAGTGTTTCATTAGGTACTTCAAATGTCGGAGCGTGTGCCGGCCTTATCAGAATAGTCAAATCTACAAACAATGCAACTGGTTTAACAGGTGCCGTAGGATACGCATTATATAGAATGCCTCAAAATACATTAATTACAGGATATACTCATGTGGCAGAATGGGATGGGGTAGAGGAAACTACTACAACTTCTAATTATAATTTAAATTCAACTACCGGAGTTGTTGGTTCTAGTACTGGATACACCTGTTAATAGTGTACATATAACTTGTCTATAAAAATAAATTTATTTACAAATCAACTTATTTAGTTTACTTTCTATATTTATAATCGTATAAGGAATTTCTTATGCTTTAACTAAAAAAAAGAGTAAACTAAAATGGGACTTAAATTTAGACGCGGTACCACCGCACAGAAATCAGGTTCGTTAGCATTCGGAGAGCCGTATGTAAACACAGACTTAGGAACATTACAAATTGGTGGAGCAACTGGTGATATTACACTAGGAGCATCAGGAACAGGAAGTGCAGCTACATTCGCTGGTATTTCAGGTTCATCATTAGACATCACAGGAAACGCAAAAATCGATGGTAACTTAAGATTAGGTGGTAACATTACAATTGGTGATAATACTGCCGATAATGTAACTGTTGTAGCATCTTTAAGTTCTTCAATTATTCCTTCATTGGATAGTATATTTGATTTAGGTTCTCCTACTAAACAATGGAGAGACTTATATCTATCATCTGCATCATTATATATTGATGGAACTCAAGTAATTTCATCAAACGCAACAGAATTAATATTTACAACCGATACTGGACAATCAATTAAATTTAATGAATTAGGTACTGATAATATTACATTACAAACTGCTGATGGTGATATTGAATTAAAATCTTCAGGTGGTGGTGATATATTATTAGACCCTACCTCAGGTTTAATTTCGGTTAAAGGAAATGTTAGCATGCAAGATGGTACGGCTAAATTTTTAAGTTCAGGTGGAAATGATATAGTATTTGGAAACAATTTAGTAGTAACTGGTTCTATTACTACTACTGGAAATGCAAATATTGCAGGTAATTTAACAATAGGAGATGCTTCAACCGATATTATAAATGTTATAGCATCTATAAGTTCATCACTTATCCCACAAACAACGAACGCATTTGATTTAGGTTCTGCAACTAAATTTTGGAGAGACCTTTACATTTCAACTGGTTCAATCAAATTTGTTGGAGCGGGTGGTACAGTTGTAGGTACATTAACAAATACTGGAAACGGATTAAATTTAGATGGTGGTGTAGTTACAAATGGTAATAGTTCATTTGGTACTGCATCGGTATCGGTAACATCTGTAACTGGTTCATTAAGAGTTAGTGGTTCACTTACAACAATAGGAGAATCAACTGCAACATCGTTTAACGGAGCAATAAATGCAACAAATGGTGTAATTTCGGGTTCATCTCAAATAACTTTAATATTACCAACGGGTGTAGTTTCGGGTTCATCTCAAATTGCATACGCAAGTATTTCTTCTATACCAGCAGGAATAGTAAGTGGTTCATCTCAAGTAACTTTATCATCTACAACAGGTGGTGGAACTGCTTCAAATGTTCAATTTAACTCTTTAGGTATTGGTATGGCTGCATCAGCAACTGCAGGTAGAATTGACGCAAGTGGTGATGTTGTAGCATACTCTACATCAGATAAAAACTTTAAAGAGAACATTACTCCAATCGAAAATCCAATCGAAAAAATCAGAATGATTAGTGGTAACACATATGATTGGAAAGCAGATATGAAAGAGTTCCATGGTTTTGAAGGAAACGATGTCGGTGTTATTGCACAAGAAATTGAAGCAGTATTACCACAATTGGTAACAACAAGAGAAACAGGATATAAAGCAGTTAAATACGATAAATTAGTAGCATTATTAATTGAAGGTATGAAAGCTCAACAAAATCAAATAGATAATTTAACAATCGAAATCGAAAAGTTAAACGAATCAAAAGGGTTATAATTAATGTATGATGTTTATTACACTACCGCAGGAGGACCCTGGTTCAATAGCGGTGCTGATATATGGGTAACTAATTGGATAAAAGAAGTGGCACCTGATTTAGAAGTCAAGCCACTTCTTCTTTTCCACCGTAAGAAGCCTGATAATTACGAAGAATTTCCAATTCATATTGACCATATTTGGGAAACTAATGAATTAAAAATTGATGAAATTCTTAAAGGTGCAAGAAAGATACATATATTACATGGTCATTACACCCCAACAACCGCAATTCACAACAATTTAGAAAAGATTGATAGTATTATATTTCATAATCTTACCAAAGTTTCTTTAATAGGACAAATGGGTAAAGATGAATATTTACATTGGTACGGAAATTGGGAATATGAAAATGAGTTAATTGACAAAATAAAAAATAAAATTTGGGTAGGATTGTATAATTTTCCATACAAAACAGAAAATTTACACCATATTCCAAATAATTACGAATTTACACAAAACAAAGAACTTTCAACATCAATAGAATTAGGATATGCGGCAAGAGTTGAAGGTAGAAAGAATATTGAATATATGGATGGATTGGGTGGATTTATTTCTACCAATTCGGAAACATTCAACAAATATTATAAAAAGAAATATGGATACAAATTTGAAAAAGCAAAAGTTTACAAGTTTGATTACAAATATAAAGAAAGGTTCTATGGACTTGATTGGGGAATATCTCATTCTTGCTTTCAATATGAACCATTTGGATATGGAATATTTGAAGCAGTCGATTGGGGTAAATTACCAATATTACATGAAACATGGCATGTTCCACTTGACTATAAGTACAAGGCGAATAGTGAGGAAACATTTAAAGAAACCTACGAAACAATTTGTCAGGATGATTACGAAACCCGTAAAGCAGAATTTGAAAAACTTAAAAATTGGATGATTAAAAACTTTTCTAATAAAGATGAGTGGAAAGAAAAACTTTTAGATATTTATAACGGAGAATAACACTTTATACTATGGCAAGAACAAATTTATCGTTAGGAAATTTATATAGAGCAGTAAGTGGTTCAGCGAGACCAGGAACAGTTTCAATTGGTGGGTTAGGTGGACAAACTGCAAATGGTTCATTATTAGGATTTGCAACTGATGCTATTACAGTAACAGTTCCAACTTTCACTTACATAGTAGAAAGTACGGCTGAAAATGCACAATTTTCTTTTAACTCAACTGGTTCACTTTTTTATTCTAAAGTTCAACAAGTTGCAAACAATTATACTTGTTCATTTGATAATGCAAATTTTTCAGCAGGAACTAGAACTTACGCAACAGGACCAACAATAGTTCCGTTAACACCGGCAGCAGTTGGTACTACGACATATGCAGAAGCTAGTTCAGTTTTAACAATGAAATATGAAGATGGTTATAATGTCAATGCAACTAATTATGGTACAGTAACCACTAAAACATTATACGCAGTAGATGTTTACAATACAATTAACCAACCTGATTTTTGTTTATTATTTGGTACTAAAGTAACTTTGGCAAACGGAACTGAAATAAATATTGAAGATTTAAATGTTGGTGATGAAATTAAATCTTGGGTTCCTGCAGGATTGCCTGATGAAACTCAACCATTAGATAGTGAAGAAATGGATTGGAGATTTTATTACTCAAATGAATTATTAGGTACTGCACAAAATGTTACCGTAAGAGATATTACATTTAATTTTGCAGCTGGATATTTTTCTTTAAATAATGGTTTAATAAATGCAACCGAAACTCACCCATTATATGTTTGGGATAATGAGATTGGTAAATATAAGTTTAAGAATGTAGGTGAAATTTTACCTGGAGACAGACTTATTATGCAAGATGAAAGTGAAGTTGAAATAACAAATATAGAAGTAGTAACTGCAGATGTTGAAATTGCAACATTGAATGTAGAAAACGCCGATGTATTCTTATCAAATGGTTTAATTTCACATAACAAAGGTACAACAACACAACCATATATACCATCATCTGGATTAAGATTATATGCAGACCCAGGAAAAGCAAGTTCATTCCCAGGAGTAGCTTTACCAGCAACAGGTACACCAACAACGGACTTCTTAGACCTTTCAGGATATAATACAGGTGTGAGACCTGCAGGTGTTTCAAACGCAGCAGGTATTACTGGTGGTAACCCATCATATAACAATGGTGCAACTAAAAAAGATGAATATTTTGCAGTAAATGGTACAAACCAATTTTTCTATAAAGATACTACAACAAATATTAATGGTGGTATTTCTCAATTCAATACTAATACCGGTACAATTCATATGTGGATTAGACCAACTACAACATTGGGTGTAGCATCAAGACACATTTTTGACTACGCGGGTTTTTATGGTTTAGCAATTGAATCAAGTGATAGTTCTACTTTAAATAGAGTAAAATTCTATGGTAGTACATTAGGAAATAGTGCACAATTAACAACATCATTATCAGCAAACGTTTGGTATATGATTTCAGCAACATTCCAACCATCAGGAACTGTAACAGTTTATGTAGATAAAACATCGGTAGGAACATTTACCGCAGCAGCATTTACGGCACCTTCATCTACAAACTTTTTAACAATTGGTAGTAATAGTGCAAGAACAACATTCTGGAACGGACAAATTGGACCTGTATTATTCTATAACACATTACAATCAGCGGCAACAGTAGGACAAGTATACGATTTTTTCTCTCCAACATACAAATAAGAATTGTTGTTTTGATTGAAAATTTTATATTTATATTGAGAACTAATAAATTTAAATTAAAGCATATAAAATGGCAGAAAAGATAGTATCACCAGGCGTATTTACAAGAGAAAACGACCTTTCATTTTTACAACAAGGTGTAGCTGACATCGGAGCAGCATTCATAGGCCCGTTCAACGAAGGTCCAGTAGTTCCAACAATTGTAAATTCACAAGCTGAGTTTGCTGAATTATTTGGAGCAGCTGATGGAAAATATTATACTCCGTTAGCAGTACAAAATTATTTAAGAGAAGCAGGAACTGCAACAATTTGTAGAGTAGCAGGTGTTGGTGGATATACCGAAACAGCTCCTTTATTATTGACAGCAACTTCTGGTTCAGTATCCGCATCATTGGGTATTTTGTTCAATACATCTACAAACTCAAATGCAGGTTTATTCGGAGCACAAGTTAGTGGTTCTCAAACCGGAGCAGGTGATTTTAAATTATTAACAAATAGTGGTAGTTTATCATTATCGGCATCTTTAGACCCGTCTGATACAAACGATATTGAAGCAGTATTTGGAACATCGGCATTAGGTTCAAAAACCGCATATGTTTATGGGTTTTTTAAAAACTCATCTATAACATTTGATGCAAGTTGTTCATCTTCGGTAACTGTATTAAACTCACAGGATTTTACAGATGATGCACAAGAAGCATTAACTCCAATGATTAAATCTCAAACTATTAGTGGTGACAGATTTGATTTATTCCAATTGGAAACATTAGGTGTTGGTAATTCTGCAAATACAAAAGTAAAAATAGGTATTTCAAATATTAAAGCAGCTGGTTCAGTAAACGGAACAGATTATGGTACATTCACAATTGTAGTAAGAGACTTTGCAGATACTGAAAAGAAAAAAATTGTATTAGAAACTTATTCAAATATAAACTTAGACCCAAATTCTCCAAACTTTATTAGTAGAGTAATCGGTGATAGAAAAAGAAGTATTGATTCTTTGGGTAAAATAACTGAAACTGGTGATTGGGTAAATAATTCTAAATATGTTAGAATTGCAAATTTAAATTATAATGCACCGGTACAATCGGTTCCATTTGGACATTCGGCTTACACTTTACCAATCTCTGCATCTGCAGCAATTGGAGCATTAGTTCCAGCTGTAACATTTGTAACTGCATCAGCAACACAAAATGGTGGTATCGATTTAGATTTTAATACGGATAATTCAATCTACTTAAAAGCAATTCCAACAGGAGCAGGTGTAGGTTCTAATTCAGTATTTGGATTGGACGCAGCAAATGGTGGTACATTATCAGTAGGTTCTTCTTTAGCACAATTCGTTGTAGCATTTCAAGAAGGATTTGATGGTATGAATCCTGCAACTGTATCTAATTTAGGTAGTGATATTACAACTGGAAACTCACAAGGTTTCGATTTAACAAATTCTACATCAAGTGGTTCGGTTGCATATATGAAAGCAATTAACGCATTATCTAACGCTGATGAATTTGATATCAATATGATTGTAACTCCAGGTGTTGTACAAAGATTACATTCTTACATTTCAACTGCAGTAATTGACTTATGTGAACAAAGAAGTGATTGTTTCTATATTATGGATGGTACAACTGCAGGAGATTCAATTGGCCAAGCTACAATAGCAGCTGCATCTATCGATTCTAACTATGTTGGTACTTACTATCCTTGGATTAAAACAATCGATATAAACACAAACAAATTAATCACAGTTCCACCATCAGTATTACTTCCAGGTGTATTCGCAGCAAACGATAGAATCGCAGCTGAATGGTTCGCACCAGCAGGTTTGAATAGAGGTGGATTAGTAGGAGCAGTTAGTGTATTGAATAGATTAAGTCAATCTGAAAAAGATACTCTATATGAAGGAAAGGTAAATCCAATCGTTCAGTTTCCAGGACAAGGTATCGTAGTATTCGGACAAAAGACATTACAAGATAAACCATCTGCATTAGATAGAATTAATGTAAGAAGATTATTATTGACTGTTAGAAAGTATATCGCATCTACTTCTAGATTCTTAGTATTCGAACAAAATACTTCAACAACAAGAAACACATTTTTAAACATCGTTAATCCTTATTTGGATTCTATTCAACAAAGACAAGGTTTATACGCTTTCAGAGTTGTAATGGACGAAACAAATAATACTCCGGATGTAATTGATAGAAACATCTTAAAAGGTGCTATCTTTTTACAACCAACTAAAACGGCTGAATTCATTCAAATTGATTTCAACATTTTACCAACTGGAGCAACATTTAACGGATAATTTAAAAAACAGATATTTATAATAGAACAATAAAAATAAAAAGAAATGCCAGAAATATTAGGATTTGATAAGATGTTTTATAAGAATTTTGAGCCGAAATTGGCAAACAGATTTATTATGGAAATTAATGGTATCGAATCGTACATTATCAAAACAGTACAAAGACCGACTGTTACATCTGAGGTAGTGGAATTAGACCATATCAACATAAAGAGAAAGATAAAGGGTAAAACAAATTGGGATGACATAGAAATCACTTTATATGACCCAATTACACCATCCGGAGCACAACAAGTAATGGATTGGGTTCGTTTATCACATGAGTCAATCACAGGTAGAGATGGATACGCTGCATTCTACAAAAAAAGAATCAAATTTTTCGCATTAGGTCCAGTAGGAGATAAAGTAGAAGAATGGACTTTAGAAGGTGCATTTATTACTTCAGCTAACTTTGGTGAAATGGATTGGTCAAATTCAACTGACCCAGTTTCAATCACATTAACTTTAGCATATGATTACGCTATTTTAGAATACTAATCATATTAACATTATAACAGAAAAGGATACCCACAAAGTATCCTTTTTTTATTTTTTGAAAAACATAATATATATAATAAAGACAAAAGTTATATTATGGAACAAAACATTGAACAACAAGTTACAAGAGGATTAGGTGGATTTCAACAACAAGGACAAAAATCATACCCATTCCCAACAGAGGTTATTAGTTTACCATCTAAAGGATTATGTTATCCTGAATCATCTCCACTATCTAAAGGAGAAATTACAATTAAGTTAATGACGGCAAAAGAAGAAGATATTCTTACTTCTACTAATTTAATCCGTAAAGGTATTCAATTAGATAAGTTATTAGAATCTATCGTAGTTGAACCTGGAGTAAACATTAATGATTTACTTATTGGTGATAAAAATGCAATATTGGTTACAAGTAGAATGTTAGCATTTGGACCAGATTATCAAATTATGGTAAAAGATAATATAACAGGTGAAGAAATTGAAACTAATATAGATTTATCAAAAATACAAATAAAAGAAATTGATGAATCATTATTAAATAGACAAAATGAGTATGATTTTGTTTTACCCGTTTCAAAAACACCTATTAAGTTCAAATTATTAACACATGGTGATGAATTGGCAATAAATAAAGATGTAGAAGCTACTGAAAAAATAACTAAACAGGGAAATGAAATCACTACAAGATATAGGAGAATTATAATAGAAGTTAACGGAAATAGAGAAGTGGGACACATTAGTAATTTTGTTACAAATCAATTATTAGCAGGAGATAGTAGGGGATTGAGAAAATATATGAAAGAAATTACTCCTGATTTAGATTTAACATATGATTTTACACATTCAGACGGTGAATCGGAGGCACTTCGTATACCATTTGGGTTGAACTTTTTTTACCCTGCCGACTAATTATTCCGTAGTTTTACATGAGAAAATATTTCAAATGATTTATTTTGCAAATGGTGGATTCAACTGGCAAGATTTATACTACATGCCCATAAAATTAAGAGAATTTTATTGGAGGGAATTATTAAAAACAAAAGACATAGAAAAAAAGTCAATTGAAAATGCATCTAAAAAAAGTAATTCATCAAAAACATCAAGAAAGTAATATTTATACTAAATCATTTCCATGTCAAAAAAAACATTAGTTGAATTAAATTTATTTGATAAATTATTTAAATCATTTTTAAAATCCAAATCGGAAAAAAAAGAATTAGATTTTATTAAAAAAATGAGAAAAATAAATCCAGAATTAGCAGATAAGTGGTCTGATTGGAATAGTACAATGGATAGGTCTTTAGTTAATATTAAACATAGTTTAGAAAAAAAGGGTTTAGATACAACTGAAATAGATAAAGTATTAAATAAAAACTACTAATGGCTAAAGGTACAACCGGTAAAGCCTTTAAACAGACTGCAAGAGAGGCCCTACCAGAACAACAAGAAATTTTAAGAGGATATGCTAAAGAAAGAGCAGAGCTTACAAAAATAAGTGAGCAATACGATAAAATTAATGCAAAGTCAAGACTAGCCACCACTTCGGCGCAAGATAGAATTAAATATGAAAAGCAATTAACTAAATTATTAGAAGAATTTAATGGTGGATATTCTGAACTACAAACTAATATAAGAATTGCAAATGCTGGATTCGAAGACCAAAAGAAAAAAATAAAAGCATTAAAATCCGAACTAACCGATTATGTTGATAGCTTTGGTGAATTGGAAGGGTTGCAAGCTAGTATTACAAATGAATATGGCCGTCAAAGTGTACAAGCAAAATCATTAGAAGCAATTGTTGACAAAACAAAAGCACAATATAATGGTATAACATCGATTTTAAATAATAATACAGATATACAAGGACATCAAAGAGATATTATTATTGAAGCATTGGATACTTATAAAAATTTCCCAGTAGTATTAAATGGACTAGAAAAGCAACTTAAAAGAGGACAAATTTCTGCAGAATCATTTCAAGATAATATAATCAATACGGAACAAGGATTCCAAGATTTATTAAATCAATTGGATGTTATGATACCTGGTATTGAAGAGATAAAGAGCTTATTAGATTCACTCCCACAAATAATGCAAAAAAATGCAGTAGCAGCTGCTGCAATGAAAAAACAATTTGAAAATATAGATGCTGCAAGTGAAGTCGGGGGATTTTTTGGAGGAGGTCTTGCAGGAGGAAGTGGGTTGATTAGTAATGTACAACAAGCATCTAAAGATATGTTGTCAGGTCAAAATTTAAAAACAATGACAATCGTTGGTGGTGTAATAGCTGCAGCAGAACTTAATGCACAAATACTTGGTACAGGTTTAGCAGCAGCCGATGCCGCAAACACAATGGCCACAGCCAAATTAGAGAATGCATTAACACAACGAAAGATTCAAATTGAATTGGCCAATGCAATACCTGACAAAAGAGCAATGATAGAATTTAAATATCAACTCGAAGGCCTTACAAATGAATTTGAAAAATCATCAAAAACTGCATTATTTGGTGCCGCATTAGGTGAAATGCCTTATGCAACCGACCAAATGCAGTTAGCAGGTATTGGTGCAGAATCGGTAACAAGTGCACTAAATGATTTATCTAAAACTGCAAACATAGGAATCTTTCCGAAATTAGCAGCAAATGCAGCAGTATTTGCTAAAAAAATGGGAATTAGTACATCAGAATTGGGAACCCAAATTGGACTATATAGACAACTAAATAGAGTAGGTGGTGAACAAGCAAACACAGGAGTACAATCATCAATAAGTACAGGAGTAATTGACCCAACCACATTCTCAGCAGATATGGCTGACGCTTCTAAATTAGCAATGATTTATAATATTAAAAGTTATCAAGCATTAACTAAACAGGTAAAAGCACTTAGAATGATGGGTGTTTCTTTCGCAGAAATTGCAGAAGATGGTAAAAATATGGTTCTTAATTATAAAGATAGTATTAAATCAGAAATGCAACTATCCGCTATGTTGGGTGAAAATGTAGATTTATCTGAAGTCCGTGCTCTAATAGCAGCAAATGATATTGAAGGTGCACAAAGAGCGTTTAACGCAACGGGATTGGCAGAAAAAGCAAGAGCTCAAGGATTGTTTACAACGGATATGTTACAAAAAACAGTAGGGTCTTCAATACAAATGGGAGGATTGGCCGCAAAATACGAATCAGGAAAAAAAGTAAATGCACCATCTAATGCTGCGTTTTTAGATACATTTAAAGATGCGGCCGCCACATTTAATATAAAAAGTGCAATCCTTCAAGTAAAGCAAATGGGTGAAATGAGTGAATTGGATTTAGCTAAATTAATATTAGAAAAAACAGATACAGTTGCACAACAAATAGAAGCTCAAAAATATACACAAGACGCTATAAATTTTATAAGAACACAGGGTGCTAAAGCTTCGGAATTAATAAATACAATGTTTCTTTCAGAAATAACAGGAATTAAAAATAGACCAATTGGAACCACACCTGTAACGGATAATGTAAAAAATGGTTCAATAACGCCACCAATTAGTAAAGGTGTAGATTATTTTACTAAAATGCCAGACAAACAACAAGAGATAATAAATTTGGGGATAGAATCACAAAAACTTCAACAAAAAATTACGACAAACGCAGATTCACAAACTAAATCATTATCTGGTGCAACCACATCTTTACAAACCATAGATACTCAATCAACTTTACAAACTCAATTATTACAAAATATTCAAGCATTAACAGCTGCTGCATCAAGATTTAATGAACTTAAATTTGGTGATATGAAATTATTATTAGATGGCAAAGAAGTTAAGAGTAGAATTGAAAAAATATCAACACAACAAAAACCAATAAGTAGATAATCCCAATAAATTATAATATAAGATATTTATAATAAATAAAATTATAAATGGCTCAATTTCTTAGAGATTTATTATTGAATGGATATAAGGGTGTTAAACCAATAGAAACCATTCAAAAAGGAAATAATTTAGGACAACAAGTTAAAGATGTTGCTTCAGCGGAATTATCTCCAAAAGGCCCAACAGTTTTATTTTACAAACAACTACCAACATTATACGGGTCAGATTTAGTAAGAATATCAACTAAAGGTTCAGTAGACCCTGCAAGAACTTTAGCTGTAAGGGGTGCAAGATATGTAGATACCAATAATGCAGGAGGAGGTGTCGTTGGTAGATTTTTAGGTAATTTATTGGGAGGTTCTGCAAATAGACCATCAGACACCATATTCCCTGCAAATGCAGACGGCACAGGTATTGCAGGTGCATCATCCGTTTCAATAAATGGCCAACCCATAAATGGTGATTGGAATGGTTTAAAATACGCAGTCGAAGGTGGAAAAACAAAATATGCAGTATCACAAGAACCTGCAACATCAAATGCACTTACTGGTTTATTAAAAGGAAATCCATCTACCATTGCAATAAATGCAGTAGGAGTAATTACATCCGCAGCTCAAAATGCAGTAAAAAATGTTGCAATAAGAGCATTAACTTCTAGAAGGAAAACCAACATTGGTGATTTAACTGATAAACTAAAAAATTCAAAAAATTTAAATACAGGTAATAGAGTACTAAATACATTAGAAGAACCTGGAAGTAAATTTATAAAAGTAGGAAATAAATTAGTTGATGCAAAAAAAATTGGGATAAAATATGATGAAAAAGGAAATCCTAACAGAGATTATTTAATAGATAATGCATTATTAAGAGAAAGTCTGGTCGATTATAAAAGATTAGGAGAAATTGTATCTCAAAATACTGGAAATAATTTACAATTTATACAAATAAAAGTAGAAGGAAAGCCAAATCATTTACTATTTCCGGCAACCGTTACTGACATACAAGATAATATGACTCCTGAATGGAGTTCATTTAGATATGTGGGTTCACCTTTTAATAATTACAGATACACCGGTGTTGAGAGAAAGATAGGATTTGATTTTAGAGTTTATTACTTAAACAATACTCAACAATATGTTATGCAAGATAAGTTAAATTTATTAAGAAATTTGGTATACCCATCAACTGATTTAGTAACTATACCATTGAGTACTGGAAATTATTCACCATTGGTATTTACACCAAATACTATTGAACTTACTATTGGTAATTTGTATAAAAATATAAAAGGATTTGTTTCAAATTTGTCAATAACGGTTCCACAAGACGCACCTTGGGCAACATCCAATCCAAATTTTGAAAAGAACGATATTAATATAATATATCCAACTTTTGTAGATGTTTCATTTGAAATGACTATAATTGAAAATCATAAAATAAAAAGTGATAATACGATTACATATCAATTTGATGATTCTAGAGATACATTAGACACACAACCAGCTTCAAGTGTTGTAAAAAATCCTGCATTGGTATTAGGCCCAAATCCTATTAAAGTTAAACCAAAACTGGATGAGGTTGGTGATAGAACGGACTGGGGTAGAGTAACAAAAGGAGAGCGTAGAAATCAAATTACATATGATGCTAATGGTAACATACTATCACAAAGAAATGCACCTGTTGGAAAAATAATACCATTGAATTCGTTATAATCAAAATTATTAATAAATGAGATATACATATAGTAAAATATTAAAAGAAAAAGAAACACAAAAACAATATTTTGAATCAACTATATATCCAAAAGTTAAACCAACCGATAACGATATATACATTATATCAACTCAGTCGGATAGATTGGACTTATTGGCATCAAAGTATTATGGCAATACTTCATATTGGTGGATAATATCGGTTGCAAATAATTTAAACGATGCATCTTTATCGATAGAACCAGGTAGACAATTAAGAATACCATCGGACATAAGTTCGATATTAAACGAATTTGAAAGAATTAATAGATAAGTTATATGATTTACTTAGCACCTCTCAAAAAATGGGTAGTAGATATTTTAGAAGGAAGAGAATATAATTCAAAAGTATCAAATACAAAAATGCCATTTGTGATTATGACTTCTGGTGCAAAAGTGATTAAGTCTGAACCGATAACAACGAAACAAGAAGGCATTGACCGAGCAAAAGAAATTTTATCAGGTACTCGCAAAGCCGAATATAGTGGTTGTATAATATCAAATCAAATTAATCCTACTTTCAATTATTCATTAGGTGAAACATTAGTTGGATTTGACTTTACTGGAAAAGCAATAACTGCAGTCGGAGAATATGGTAGAAAAATATCTATGCCAATTATCGAATCCGTTGATATCAATACTGATGGAACTAATAACACTCTATTAACTGCAATGGTAAATGTTAGATGTTTTTCATTAAAACAACTTGAAATGTTTGAATTGTTTTTTTGTAAAGCGGGTATGCATATACTAATTGAATACGGAGATAATTCATCATCTTACTCATTAAATGAAGTAATGATTCCAAAATCGGATTATGGAAAATTTGTTGAAAGTTTTAAATCATTTACGAACCCAAATATCAATCAATTTGGTAAATATTTAAAAGCATGTAAAACATCAAATGGTTCATATGCTAGAGTTGCGGGTAAATTAATAAATTATAGTTATTCAATTGAACAAGATGGGACATATGCGGTACAATTGGAAGTTGCACAATCTAATGAATATAATTTGGCATTACCAAAAGCATTTATTACAAAATATAAATCATTCGATTCACCATCAAAAGATGTACCTCAATGGGACCAGTTTAGAGGTAAGTTGTTAAATGATTTACCTGGATTATACAAAAAAATGATAGATGATTTAAAAGAAAGTGACTGGAAAAATCATTTTTTTAACTGGGGTAAAATAAATGAAGATGAGATAGATAAAACGGCATCAAACGAACCATATTTGTCTTTAAAATTCATATTAGAAATCTTAGGAAATAATACAGCAAATCAAGGAAATGATGAGGATTTTATTTTATTTAAAGATAATTATTTTAAAATAAAAGATTCAAATGAAAGAATAATTCCAATAACTGTACATAACAATATGATATCAACGGATAGTGATATAATATTTCCAAATGAAAATTTACCAGAATTTACATTTAATTCAGGATCCGGTTTAATTGAAAAAATAAGTAATGGTAAAGTGGATGGTAGTATTGGTGTTGGTAATAATAAAATATCTTTAATTCCAAATAAAGAAGTATCATTTATAGACTCACTAGGTGATAATAAAATAGTTAAAATTGTAGAAATTAAAGATAAAAATGATAAAAAATTAACTGATTTGAAAATTGGAAATGCATTAAATATTTTTGTATCTTATAAAGTTGTTGGAGAAGCTTGGGAAAGAAATTCAAAAAATATAGATTTTATTGTTGACATATTGGATAGAATAAATAAAACTTCTTTCGGCTTATTTAAATTGAGGATTGGGTCGTTATATGAAGGAGCAAATCAAACGGTCATAGATACAAAATTATATTCATTAAATACGGAACAACTTAACAATAGAAAAGAATATAGATTTAAACCAACTACTATAAATTCCAATGTTAGAGATTTTAAATTTAACTTTGAATTAACAGACCAAGTAGCTGCGGCAACTATATTTAACTCAGCTAAATTTTTAGCAAATAGAAAAATGATAAAAGAAGGAAATAAAGAAGTTGGTACTAGTATCAATTTCGAAGAATTATATCAAAGTATAGATTACTCTGCATTTTCAACTGCTGATGGATATTTTTCTATAAATGAAATAGAATATCAACAAATTATAAATACTAAGGTAAAAGCAAATAATGACGATAAGGATGATGTAAAGAAAAAAGAAGATACTGAAAAAGAATCAAAACTTAAATCTTATAATAATTTTCAAAATAAATTTAAATTCAAAAAAGGAGATATACGAACATTGATTTATGAAGATTATAGTTTTATAAATACAACACTTGGGTTAAATACTGAAGATTTTAGAAGTAGATATGAATTAGTGACTCCAATAAAAGTAAATTTGACAATAGATGGTATTAGTGGTATAACTTGTGGTGAAACATTTAAAATAGATGGTATACCTGAACAATATAATAAATTAGGACAATTTCAAATAACCAATACTAAAAATGTAATAAACACAGACCAAGGATGGACTACCGAAATCGAAGGTGAGTTTAGATATGGTGTTTAAATATAAATAATATGTACAAAGATGTTGCAAGAAATATTGAAAACTTTACATTACAAATTCCAAAAACTGTAATTCCAATTCCAACTGAATTTGATTATGATAATGGGTTTATTAGAAGATATTTTATTCAAAAAACAAATGATTCAAATGGTTTTGTTTTTGAAGTATCGGAAGAAGTACATGATGAATTGAGAGATAATCCATTTTGGAAAGTTGCAGATTTAAAATGGAGAATAACAGGCCCAAAAGAAACTGTATATAACAAAGTAGGAGAATTATCGGATGTAGGTGTTGAAATTACAAATAAACAAATCATCAACTTAACTTCTAATAAAATAAGAAACATAGGATTGTACTTACCAAACTTATTACAATTTTATAAATGATAAAAATCATATAAAAATTTGGTAATTAAAATAATTTTGATTATATTTAATTATACAAACAAATTAAGTTATGAAAGAATACAAACACTTATCCGTTGAGGAAAGACAACAAATGACCTTTGATTGGAGATATAGAGGTTGGACAGTTTTAGAATTATTAACCGAAGATGAGGTTAATGAATTAAATGCGGAATTAGATAGATTAAGATTAGAAAGAAATAAAATTGAGCCTGAAAAGTGGCAAGAGTTTGAACCAATCATGCATCCACACAAAGTTTCTGAAAAAATTGAAAAGATGTTTTCACATCCAAAAATTTTAGAAGCTTGTGAATTTTTAATGGAAGGTGATATTGTTGGAATGCAAACTTGGGCATACTACAAACCAAAAGGTGAATTAGGAAGAGACCAACATCAAAACGCATTTTACACAGGTTGTGGACATAACGAAATTGTAAATACTGCATTAGCATTAGATAATCACGACCCTGAAAATGGAGCAGTTTGGAATTATGAAGGTTCTCATAGATTGCCTACATTACCAATTGAAGATAATGAGGAAAGAAAGAAAACAAATACAGGTAATTGGAGAAGTGAGAGAGGCAAGAGTTGTGTGATGCCGGAAGGACATGATTTCCGTAAGATTGAGGGATATTTAAGAAAAGGACAAGTAGCATTGTTACATTCTCATGTAGTGCATGGTAGTGAACCAAATGGTGATACAACAAGAATGAGAAGAAACTTCTTATGTGGTTATTTAAAGAAAGGTGCATATTTCAATCCAGGTAACCAAATGAAAAGAGAACCAATTGACATCTATGAGATGAAACAAAAACATTGGGGAGAATAAATTTTGTAAATCAAAATATTTTTAGTATATTAGTAGGGTATGAATCTAATTGAAGATAAACATACCCTACTTTTGTTTTTAAAGGGTAATGTAAATATTGACCTTATAGTTCCTGTATGGAGTTCTCATAGAGCACACCCATTGGGAAATCGTTTATCGTTTATTTATTATAGACAAAGTGACGGAAGTGATGGAATAATTAATTTTAATCACATAGACGCAAAGAAGTTAGAGAAATTCGACATATCCAAAATAGTCCATATCAATACATTGGTTTTAGACAATAGGTATTTAAACACCATAGGATTAGATTATGAGTGGGTATCATTTGAAGAGAATGGGAAACCATTTATCTTTAATGAGGTCGTAGAATCGGTTTATAGAGGGTATAGAAACGACTTTAAAGAG